ATCACCAGCCCCTGCAGGTCTGCCGGACTACTCATTGCCCACGACACCACCTCATCGTCTTCAGCCGTTTTCGTATCGAGCCAGAAGCTCTGGAGAGTGAACATAGACGAATCGGCAGTGGAATTAACACCCCCGGGGAAGTTAACTGGATCCAGATAAATGGAGTAGGTGTCGATAACGCTAACCTTTGCATTCACCATGTCCTTAAACTGAAGGCAGAGCGCCGTTATGTGCCCGTCCAGGTTGGAAATGCTCAGCGTCGGTTCGGCGGCCTGGTCAGTGGACATGGCCAGACCTGTAACCTGGTATGGCCAGAAATTGAAAGTTTTCCCACCCCAGATAATTGGTTTGGGTCCCAGTTTGTTCTCGTCGCCTTTAGCCGCATCAATTTCAGTTGGGGTATGAGGAAAAGGCGCATAATGGAAACGGTGAATGCCACCAGCAAATTCGCTCGCATCAACCTCAATAAGTCGTACGCGACCACCGGGGGAAAGTGAGGCCGCCGTATCAATCAGAGCAACCATGGATCACCTCACGCATAGACGCCATAGGCGCGCTTAAGGGTGAATGTCAGCTCAGCAAACTTGCTGCTGATCTGATTTTTCCGTACGGAATCGGCGACTACCCGATAAAGCCCCTTCGCTTCGCCGGGCGGCGTGATGATAAAAGCTTTAACGGTATGAGCAAGGAGGAAATCACGAATACTGTTCACCTCCGTTTCGGTGCCGGTATGCTTCATTGGCACCTGAATAGCAGTAGAGTTAATGCCATTATCAGCAACCTGCTCATAGCCATCACCGAACTGCGCAGCGCGCACCGCTTGACTATATTCAATCGCCCCAGCACCGAGCTGCGAGCGCCAGCTGTATGTTTCAATTGCCATATTTACTCCAAAAAAAAGCCTCGCAATAGCGAGGCTGTAATACTGTTTGGTTGACCACGCGGGGCCTGGGCTCATTTCTTACCAGGGAATAAAATTACGTTTGTCATGTCAGGCTCTTCATCAACAGCGTCTTTATATTGCCTGAATAACGACAGCCCAATTTCAAGTTCTGCACAGAGCACTGTGCGATTACCATCAAATCCTTGAGGCGATACAAGGCCGATGTTTTCCATTAGTTCGACAAGTTGTTCTGCCCGGTTGTACCCTATTCGAAAATTTCGCTGAATGCCCGATATGGAAACCTTCTGATTGATAACAACCCACTCGATTGCGGGTTCGATCAAAGGATCATCAAAATAATTATCCATAAACAGATTACTCCGAAGGGGTTGGGCCGCAGCGGCTGACATAAGAGTTTCCGTCGAGATCTATCCACGATTCATCTCTTCCATCGGGATAAATAGCTTTTTCTCCTACTTCATAACTCACACCTTTGGAGAACATCCCTTTCGAGGTCATCTTTAGATGAACATAAAAAGGATGATATCCAACATACGCACCAAACCCATTTTTTCCAGCGACTCTGCCACATACGAAACCAGTGACAACATCCCCGGACTCCTGGTTTTTGTCCATGTTGAACCTAACCATTTTAAACTTGGCGCTATCCGGGTCCATCAACCCATTTGCAATTTCTTGCTGCCCAAGTTGAAGTGCTTTTTCCTCTGAAGGTTTACACGCAGCAAGTGCGATGCAGGCTAAGCTTAAGCAAATAATTTTTTTCACAATCATCCCCTGACTATCATATTTTTTCTAATAATAACCAGGGGATATGAGAATGTAACTCGATGAGCTGATATTACTTTTTCACAAAGTTCCCGCCGATAGCTCCATCATCCCTGATGGCTCGGATGATGCCTTCCTGTACGCATTGCTTCATCCTCTCCGCTAACGCCCGGGCTGCCGCATCTCCCCCCCCGCTAGTATTTGCTGTCGCGTTACCTTTGTTATCGACATAGATATCCACGTTGATTTGATGCCCAGAACCACCAGCACCATCCGCCCTCACACCGAGACGCCCCGCAGAATCACGAGTTAGCGGCATGATTGCTTCAGCTCCAGCCTCTGCGAAGACTCCGCCTTTAGCAAACTTCGACGCGCCCTGGAAGGAGAAGTATTGCGGGGAATCATAGACACCGTTCACATATTTACTGAGACTTGGAGAATCATAGACTCCGCCTTTAGCATTCCGGATGGGACCAACAAAATCAGCACTCCCAATCCCTCCGCCTTGAGGATTTGAAGAACTACCTATCCAACCCATAGCGGCCTGGACGGCATATGCCACAAGCAACTGATTAACAACTTGAGCAATCATTTTGAGCATTGAAGTGGCAAATGATTTAAAACTGGCTGTACCGGTTGTCACTAGGTCTGTGAGCATGTCAGATATGCCACCAAACGCTGACCCGGCTGCATTCCGCATTGCTTCATATGTGTTTGTGGCCGTATCCACATAATCAGCCCAACCGCGTTTTGCTCCGGCTTGCCAATCACTTCGGAGTTCGTCCTCTTTTCGATATGTTTCCTCTTGCTGCGCTAGCACCTTCTCCTGCGCCGCAGGATTGAAAGCATATGCTTCGGATAACCGCTGCCGGGTAGCCGCCCGTTCTGCTTCGCGGGTTGATAATCCCCTTGCGGCAGCCTCAATTTCCGCCTGCTTTGCCGCTTGCTGTTGAGTGAACTTTGTGGCCTGGTCTGCCAGGGTGTTCAGCTTCTGCTGCCGTGCAATCTGATCCCCTAAACCAGCGTTGATATCTGCCTGAGAAATTAATTTCTCTTTGTTCGCCAGCAGAGACTTTTCATCCAGCGTCAGTGCGCGACCTTTCGGGTCATTCGCCGTCGCTTCGAGAATGCTGATTTTAGAGATAAGGTCCCATTGTTGCTTACGTTGCTGACTGATTACATCGTTAATATCACGATGTTCTTGAAGCGTTTTTAGCTGCGCTTGCAGAGCTAAAGTCTCAGCATTGTAAGTGTCGGTTGAGCGATCACCTGCAGACACCTTAACGGCTGGGGTTTTGGGCGTTTTATTTGGGTGAAACTGCTTGTTTATCGCGTCAACTGCCTGTTGGCGTTGTTGATCACTCCATTTATCAGGAGCAAGTGCGACATTTTTCCACAATTCAGAAAGGGCTTTACTGCGTTTCTCTTGCCAGGTGGCAGATTGCTCGAGGATGCGGTTTCTATAAATCAGCGCATCGGTGCGCTTATTATCAACCTCTATACCTTTTTGAACAGAAACATTGATATCTTCCTGAAGCTGTGCGGCTTGCTGAAGTGGCCCTATCTGAGCCTTCAAAGCGCTTATCGCAGATAATTGTGCTTTCCTACGAGCGTCATACTCCTGAGCATTACTGCTCGTATCATAGCTGTACCCATAGCCTTGGCGCTGCCTTTCTGGAAGCAGTGCCTTTTCTCGCTCAGCCAGCTCTGCCTGCATTTTTCGAAGCATATCATTTGGAGCGTCAGGGCGACCGATATTTAGAAGCTCGTCCCACATCCCCTTGAGAGCTTTACTGACGCTGCCAGCAGCCCTCTCGATTAACCCCATATTGTCGAGGATTTGCTGACTTCGCTTCTGCTCAGCCTGGCTGTAGGCTTTGGCTGCCGCTTCCGCTGCGTCCTCTTTTTCACCGCGACGCTCCAGTGACGATATGTAGTCGTATTGCGAAGATGTCAGAAAGTGAAGGGTCGAATTAAGATTTTCTGCTGCCTTGGTTGGGCTGGCATATAGTTTTTGGAAGTTCTTAATAGTGGTATCTACAGACTGGCCAGTGGCCTCCTGCATAGCCAACGCCGCTCTGGTGACTGTTTCGAGCTGTTCGGTTTTAAACGTACCGGCCCCAACCACCTCTGCGAGCGTACGAGCAGCTGCGGCAACTTTACCGCTTGAACCACCAATTTTTTGGGCCAGGTCTGTCAGTTGGCTCGCCGATTTAGCAGAATAATTTCCGGTTAATATGAGCTGCTTATTAAACTCCCCAGCTTCTTGGCTGCCTTTGTACCAAGCTACAGCTATTGCCCCAAGGCCAACCACTAAGCCGCCAATCCCTACTGTCACCGGATTAATGAAACCAATCAGGGTGCGTAAATAATCGCCTACACCAGTCAGCGCGCCCTTGACTCCACCGAACTGGTCTTTAATTTGCCCGCCCTGTTGCAGCAGAATCAGGAACGGCGACTGACCGCCA